TCTGTGGTCACCGATGGCTGGACCGCCTCGACCCTCGTCGTGGCGGAAGGTGACGTCTTCACCATCGCGGATGTCTATTCCGTGAATCCGGTCAGCAAAAACAGCACGGGGCAGCTCCAGCAGTTCATCTGCACCGCAGCCGGCACCTCAGATGGCAGTGGCGATCTCACGATTTCGATCTCCCCGTCCATCATCAGTAGCGGTGCGACACAGACGGTGAATGCCCTTCCGGCGGATAACGCAGCCCTGAGCTTTGCGTCTGGTGTCTCGGTCGCCTCCGCGCAGGGGATGGCGTGGCACAAGAGCGCGATTGCTCTCGCATTCGCGGAACTCCAGAAGCCAGCAGGCGTCGATATGGCGTCGGTGAAGACGGATAAGCAGATTGGCGTCTCGATGCGGTTTGTCCGTCTCTATGATGTCGATACGGACGTCTTTAAGTCGAGGTTCGATGTGCTCTTCGGCTATAAAGTCGTACGTCCCGAGTGGGTCTGCCGGATTCAGTCAGGCGCCGCATAAGAACCTCCGTGAGATCCCCTCGTTGGTGCGTGCCAACGGGGGGGTCTTTTCATTCACCCCGTACAGGATGACTCGACGTCTGCCTGGCGGATTTGGAGGAGAGTGTTATGGCTGTTCCTACACCCGCCGCCTATAACAAATGGGTAGCGATTACGAAAAGCGACACTATTAACATTGGAGAAATCACGGCTGACGATGGGAATGCGCTCCTGCCGATGGCCGTCTATGTGGGCGGCGCGGGTGACCTTGTCGCCGTGGCGTCGGATAATACGACCGCGACCTTTACCGCCGTCGCCGGCACCACGTTATTGATCCGCCCGAAACGGGTCAACAGTACCTCCACCACGGCCAGTGCAATGGTGGCGCTGTATCAGGAGTAGGTAATGGCGACCATCGGGGACGTCATTACTGCGTCACTGCAAGACCTGGGCCTCATTGCCGCGACGGAAACACCCGCGGCCGCCGATAGCGCGTTAGCCTTAGTGCGTGTCAATGATTGGATTGACGGACTCGCCACGCAAGGATTAACGGTCTATACGAGTACGCGGACGACGTGGTCGCTGGTCTCGGGGACCAGTTCGTATACCGTGGGCCTGACGGGAACGATCGCGTGCAGTCGTCCGGTTAGCCCCAGCGATATCCTGAATATCGGCTACGAAGATACGAGTGTGAGCCCCGCCCAAGAATATCTCCTCGGGCGCCCCCTCACCCAAGATCAATATGCCGCCCTGACGCCGAAAACGCAGACGGCGACCTATCCCGAATACTATTACTACAATCCGACCTTTGGGTCGTCGTTGGGCACGCTCAGTCCCTGGCCGGTCACGACGGGGGGCAGTTTACTGGGGGTGATTTACACCCCGACGCCTGTTACCGAATTTAGCGCCCTGACGGATACGGTCCTGCTCCCACCCGGCTATCGACGGTTCTATCGGTCCTCCCTGGCGCTCGAGTTGGCACCCAGCTTTTCGGTGGTGCCCTCGCAGGCGCTCCAGGCCATCGCGTCTGATGCCCAGGCCAATGTCAAACGGAGCAATCTGCGGCTCGCGGATCTCTCGCTGCAGGATGTGTCGTGGGTCGGAGGGATGAGCGATGTGACGCTGGTCCGCAACCGATTCAACACGGGGAACTTTTAGTGTCCGCGTATCCCAACTTTCTTGGTCCATCCTATGTGGCCCAGAGTCCGCTGGCTGATGGGGAGCACACCATGAACTGGTATGCGGAGCCGGCCCAAGTGCCGGGAGAATCCGGGCCTATGGCGCTCTATCCCACCCCTGGCGTGACCAGCCTTGTGACGGCTGATGACGCGCCGGGTCGTGCCATGATTGCGGTGAAGGATCGGACGTTTTGCGTCATGGGACGGACGTTGTATGAGATTTCAAGCACCTATGTCCTGACGTCTCGGAACCCCTCTACGCCGATGGTTGATGATGGGAAGCCCGCGACGATCTCCTGGAATGGGGATGGTGGCGGGGAACTCTTTATTACCTCTGGAAATTATGGCTATCTCTTCACCCTCAGCTCTAACGCCTTTGCCCAGGTCCGGGATCCAGATGTGGATGGCGGAACGACGATGGGGGCTCAGCTTGACGGTTATTTTATTGCGCTGGATACGTCCACGAGCACGATTTATCTGAGCGATCTCCTGGACGGCACGACCTGGGATGCCACCCAGTTCCAGCAGCGGTCCATCGAATCGGACCCGTGGGTCTCTATGGCCGTCTTAAATCGCCAGCTCTGGCTCTTGGGGAGTCTGACGAGTGAAGTCTGGTACGACAGTGGGGCGACACCCTTTCCCTTTGAGCCCCATCCGTCAGGGTTGGTGTTGTATGGCTGCGCGGCCCCGTATTCCACCACCGTCACCGGGGAATCGCTTGTGTGGCTGGCTGCGACGCGCGACGGGATTGGGCAGGTCGTGCAAACGAGCGACTTCACGCCGGATGTCGTGAGTAGCTTTGCGGTCTCCACGGCTTTGGCTGGCTACGGCACGATTAGCGATGCCATTGGCGACAGTTATTCAGAGATTGGGCATACGTTCTACGTCTTGAGCTTCCCGACGGACCAAAAAACGTGGGCGTTTGACGTCACGCCGAATATGGCGCTGTCGTCACCGCAGCGGTGGGCGCAGCGGGGGACGTGGATTAGCGCAGACAATGACTACGAGGCGTGGCATCCGTGTTACAGCACGTATCAGAACGCTGAGTTGTTAATTCTTGACCGGACCAGCGGCATTCTGTATCGGCTGTCTCATGCCGTGGGCACTGGAGTAGACGGGCGTCCGATTCGCCGGGTGCGTCGGGCGCCGTCTCTGTTTCAAGAAAACGAAGTGCTGCGGGTGAGCGTCTTTGAACTCTTCCTTGAGCCGGGTCTCGGCACCGCGACCGGTCAAGGGAGTGACCCCCAAGTGGCCCTCCGTGTGAGTGGCGATGGCGGGAAGACGTTTGGAAATGAGCGACTCGCCGGGGCCGGTCCGATTGGGGCATTTGGCGTGCGGACGCGATGGCTTCGCTGTGGGAGTGGGCGCCGCTGGATGCCAGAAGTCGTCGTGACGGACCCGATTCCCTGGCGGTTGTTAGGGGCTGGCGTCTATGTGCAAGAGGACACGACGCGCCTCAATCGAGGGGGCGGCTAATGGCGATTACGATGGCGCCCTTCCCGCTTCGGACGAGTGTGACCCTTGAGGCGACTCGAATCCTAACCCGCCCATGGGTTGCGTGGTTCACGGAACTCGTGCAAAAGGTCGATAGCGATCCCACCGTTGTCTCGTCGGTGTCCTTAACCGCGAAATCGGCGTCGCTGACCACCACCACGTTCACGCGGGCCATTGCGGCAGCGGGTGTGTATCGGATTGGGCATTTTGCGCGGATTACGACGGCGGCCACGACGAGCAGTTCGCTGACCGTGACCATGGGTGTCGTGAATGGGGGCGTGACCTGTGCTCTTCCGGCAGCGGCGATGACGGGGAATACCACGAGCACGGTGCAGTCCGGGACGACCTATGTGCAAGCGGACGTCTCGACGCCGATCACGTATACGACGACCTATGCGTCGTCAGGGGGGACCGCCATGGTGTATAGCCTGTGGATGACGGTCGAACGGGTGCAGACATAATGGGGAGTCCCTATAATCCGTACACGAACACCCTTGATATCCCGGACCCTTTTAACGCGAGATCGTTAGAGGGACCGACACAGTCTCAGAGCGCCCGCAGATGGAGCCCTACCGATCTTTTATTGCAATACAGCTACGACCCTCTTGACCGTCGGGCCTTTAATTTGTCGCAAGCTGGACTCGGTGAAAGTGGGGAAGAGGAGGATGACAAGATGGTTGGATTAGCCCCGGCTATTGCCTTCGGCGCAGGCGCATTGCTTGACTATTTCACGAATCGAGGCGCACGCAATCAACTAGAAGAAGATCGGATAGCGAACCAGCGCCGCTTTGAGCTGATGTTTGCGGAGGATCGCGAACGGTATGAAACGGCGTTACGCATTGACGAAGAGATTCGCGCCGAAGAACTTCAACGGTACGAATGGGATAAAAGCCGAGAAGGGGGCGATTGGGCAACGAACCTCAGTTTACGGTCCCCTTACTGGGCGTGGTCACGAGCCATTGGCGCGAACACCATGCAGACGGACGCCCCACCCTTTCAGCCCTCGTATACAGCAGAGGCTAGCGATATAGCGGACCAACCTAATCCCTACGGACCCTATCGGTATCCGGGTCCAAGGAGCGCGTAGCATGGCGAATGATGTGGCGAATTTCGGATATGGATCGTCTCCGACACAGAGCGAACTCGAGGAACAGGCGCGAGTATGGCGCGAGGCTAGTGGGGCGCCTCCCAATACGAAATGGGACGACGAAACGAAGGCCTGGGTCTTCCTCAGTCCAGACGATCCAGAGTATGACCCGAGTTGGGGCTACACAGATGCGGAGGGGAACCCGCGTATTCTCGACCCATGGGGGGATACCAAGGAAGATAAATGGCTCCGATCCGTTTACAAAGAACAAAAGTGGACCATTCCGGATCGGTGCCCAGAAGGGCATCGGTGGCATCAGAGAAAGAAGAAATGCGTCCCTCAGCCCGGCCCTGATGGTCCAGACGATCCAGGTGGTGATGATGAATACAGCGCGGGCGAATATAAGTACTACGGGACGGACCCCCATCAGGACTGGGATGTCGATCTCAGCTACATTACGGATGCGCCGCCATTTGAGTTTGAGGCTGAACCCTGGGAGGCGCCCGAGGAGTTCAGGTATCCGGCTTTTGAGCCCCTTCCGGCCTATGAGCGCCCCGCGGAGTTCAGTTATGCGCCCTTCGTCGCGCCGACGGCGGAAGAGGTACTCACCGAAGACCCCGGCTATCAGTTCCGGCTCGGAGAAGGCTTACGGGCCATGGAAGCGAGTGCTGCGAGAAAGGGCACGCTTCTCGGAGGAGCCACACTCAAGGGCCTGTTCGACTATGGGTCGAATGCGGCGAGTCAGGAATACGAGAAGGCCTATAACCGGCGGCTGCAAGATTACTCCACGAATCTTGCGCGCGAGCAACAGGCGTATGGAATGAATCTCGGAGCCGGTCAATGGGGCTACGGGGCGAACGTCAAATCCGCGCAGGATACGTATGGGCTCCAACGTGAAAACGCCTATCAAAATGCCCTCTTAGCGCAGCAAAACGCGTACAACGCCTACGTCACCAATTACAACAATATGTATCAACAGGCGCAGGATCGGTATCGGCCCGAATTCCAGAGCTGGAGCAATCAACAACTCGCGGCAGGACAAGCGGAGCGTGCTAAATACGATCGTCAGTGGGATGCATATAAGTACGCCCAACCGTCAGCTGAGGCGATGTTCATGTATCCGGGTCCGCAAGTGTGATTGGGCCTAGAGAGTAACGGCCGAGAAACGAGAGAATCTGATGGCTATTTATCGTCCTCCCTCTTCTGGACGTCAGAACCTTTATTCCCCCAGTAGCCGCGATCGGTTATGGAGCGATTTAGAGCGGTCTACTTTAGGCTATCAGGCGGATCGGCGCGGCCTCCAGAGACAGTGGGGCCAGATGCTGTCGAGTCTCCCTTTAAGGCTCTATGAGACCTATCGTGGGCTGAAAGAGAAACGCCGCGAGGATGAATTTATCGCAGCCCAAGCGCAGGCTAAACAGGATCGCGACAGATTCGATATGTATCAGGGTCTGCCGGAGAGTGTTTTAGAAGCTCTTCAAGGCGTCACAGTGCCCACAGTGGAAGATCGGGCGCCGCGGACAACCGGGTTGTCATATACGCCTGAATTCAGGGGCCTCATCGCGAGAAGAGGTACCCAATTAGACGAACCGTTACAAGCCCAACTAGATCGAGGAGAGGGGACACTCCTTGAGATCATGCGACGAGGCGAGGATGAGCTGCTCGTCGATCCCTCCGTAGCGGTTCCTCGACCTGACCCGCAAACTTACGCCCCCACGATGACGATAGGGTCTGGGCATCCCGATATAGCTGGCATC